GCTGTTTCCCCTCGCTTCAACGGAGCTGTTTCCCCTCGCTTCAACGGAGCTGTTTCCCCTCGCTTCAACGGAGCTGTTTTCCAACGCTACAACGGAGCTGTTTCCCAACGCTACAACTCTCCAAAAATATCTCTTGTTAACTGATATACGCATATCACTCTTGATGTAAATTCTGCCTTTAAAATCATCAGGAATTGCATCCATTTCAGCCTGAGTAGTTACGGTTACTTCCGATAATTTACTGTAATCTAATGACATAAAATCTGTCCTTTCTGTTATTTCTTAACTTGAAACATTTCAACCATAAATTTGTCATACTCGGCAATCGGTAAAAGCCGTTTGCCTTTGAGTTTTAATGTCGCAGGTGCTTCGTTCATACCGATTAATTCATACATTAGGTCTCTGCCGATTCCGTATCGCCTTGCGGCATCTGATACCGACATATATATCGGTGTTATTGGATTCATAATTTCACTCCTTATGTCAGTTTTTTGTTGGTGTAAAAGTTTGAATATTCAAACTTTTAGCGTAAAAAAATAAAGCCCTATGTCATTTTCGATTATTCCTAAAACATTACAAATAATTGCAATTTCAAGGGCAGTGAAAAAATACCTGCACTTTAATTTATTAGTGAAAGTATTTTCCGATACACCTATTAAATTTGCCATAGTGCCCTGAGTGTGTCCGCACTCTTTAATTTTTCCGAGAAGTTTACTGTAGTCAAAAACCATTTCGTCACCCCCTCTTGTTTGAATCTTCAAACAGATATTAGCACTTAAGTTTGAATTTGTCAACAGTTTTTTTGAAAATTTCAATTTTTTTGTTGATTTTTTCAAACATTTGTGTTATTTTGGTCTCGAGGTGAGAAATATGAGTAAAGTTGAAATCGTTGAGTCGACTTGTGAAAGATTGAATTATGCGTTTAATAAGTCATCGCTTAAGCAGGTAGATTTAGTAAGGATAACAGGAATTGATAAAAGCTCTATAAGTTTATATCTCTCAGGCAAGGTTACCCCTAAAGGTGACAAACTATACAAATTGGCTTTGGCTCTTGGTGTGTCCCCCGTATGGCTTTCAGGTTTTAATGTTCCTATGGTTGAAACAAAAAACTCCCCCGGTGTCGAGGAGAAAACACCGAGGGAGCGTAAATATCAGGAGATAATCAACCTGCTTGAAGCTCTGCCCGAGGAGAAGTTGACAGAGGCTCTTCGCTACTTGAAATATCTCGCAGATAATTAAGGAATAAATCAAGCTTTTCATCTGATAGCTTATCTAATTGTTTAATTATTTCATTCTTATCCATTGCATTTACCTCCGTTTTTTATCGAACATCTGTTCGGTTGTGATTATATCCGCAAACGGTGGGTTAGTCAATGAATAAAATGTTAATGTTTAAATTTTCGTTTGCGTTGATTGAATTATACGGAGAAAACAGCAGAAAAACAAGGTGCATATTTACACGTTTTTTGTGTATTTTTTTACAAAAACAATATCAAAATTGACACTCATTAGAAAGAAGGTAAAAGCTATGCAGACGTTTGTTCCTCAGGCAAGAGATTATATGAAAAAACTGATGAAATTAGGCGGTTATTCCGTTGCAGATGTTGCCGAAATGACAGAATCGTCAGTTGACACTGTTAAAAATTTTGTATATAAAAGAACAACTAAAAATCCGGGCTTTGATACTATTATTAATTGGATATTAGCTCTCGACGGTGATTTATACGAAATGATTGGCAGAGAACGTGTAAACGAAATTGAAAGCAAGAGCATTACTGCTATACGAGAATCTTGCGAGAAACAGCTTGCAGAAACAAAAGAGCAGTACGAAACACGCATAACAGAAATTAAGGAGCTGTCTGATATTCGTGTTGCCGACATCAGAGCCGATGCCGATAAGCGTGTTGAGGATTTAGTGAGATTCTACGAAGCAAGAATAAAAGAAATGAAACAAGCAGGTATGTAAAATGTATAAGATAGTATGGTTATATGATAAAATCGAAACTTATGTCATAGTGGGCGGTGTTGCATTTTTTATTTATTTGCTTGTAAAGGAATTTTGCAATGATAAAATAAGAAAAGTATTAAAACTAGCTTATGGTACACTGTTTGTGCTGATACTCTTATTTTCTATGTTTGGAATAGACGACAAAATAAAAAAGCCTGACATGGATGATAATTTATATAACTATGCTCAAAGTGTTGTCTCACTTGTTGATACCGTTGCTAAAAACGATATGCCATTAGATTCGTTTAAGGAAATACTAAATAGTTATATATATACTTATAAAAACTCAACCGAAGAACTTACAAAATTAGAAAATAATGTTTTTGAAAAAATGTATTATATTTTAGATGAGATTGAATGTGAGTATTTGGAAGAATTTGACGAAAACGGTAAAGACGAATACGGCTACCCATTACTATGGCAAGACATATCTGACTATAGAAAAAATGATATAATTGAATTGAGAGACGAGTTGGCCGAGCTAATAAAACTTTCTCCTTATTATGACGAGAATGTTAATTACCGTGAAGATGATAGGCCAAAATTTTGGGAATAAGGCGGTGACAATATGCCTGTATCAAAATATAAAAAAGAGAAGTGCCGTGACGGATATCTCTATTATACTGTTGTTAAAACAGGCTTTTACAATGCAGACGGAAAGCCCGAATATAAAAAATTAAGAGCAAAAACAATAAAGGCTCTTGATGAAAAGGTCGATGCATTTAAACAAGATGCTATTTTCGGAATACAGCCCTCAACCCTCACCGTAGACCAATGGTACGAACAGTGGTTTATTGCCTATAAGAGCGGTTTAAAAGAAACAACAAAGAATTTCTATTCAACACTCTACAAAACGCATATTTCACCCAAAATTGGAGCTGTGAGAGTATCTCAAATACAAGAGATACATTGTCAGAAGATATTGAGTGATATGTCAGCAACATATGTCATTAAAACGGTTAAATCTGTACGCTCGGTTTTATACTCACTTTTTGATAAAGCACAAAAAAACAAAATGATTGCTGTTAATCCTGCGGCAAATCTTAAAGCAGAGGGTAAGCCTTCAAAGACTCGCAGAGCTTTAACAATAGAAGAACGCAAGGCATATCTTAAAACGTGCAAAATACACCCATTTGGCGACTTTGCCGCTGTCCTATACTTCTTTGGTTTAAGACGTGGCGAAGCTCTTGCATTGACAAAAAAAGACATATTTGACGATTATATATCGATATCAAAACAATATACTTACCCAAATAACAATCAAGCTGTATTAACCAGCACTAAAAGCACGGCAGGCGAACGAGAAATACCAATACCTGATAAAGCACGTAAATATATAGATTTCGGTGCATTATCCGACGGCTTGCTGTTCTGCCGGGAAGATGGTCGCCCTTATTCATACTCTGAAATGATTGACCGTTGGAAATCTTTTATAACAACAGCACTTGGAGAAGATACCGACATCACAGAGCACTGTTTACGACACAATTACTGCACTATGCTTTTTGAATGTGGAGCTGACCCCGTCGGTGCTCAAGAGCTTATGGGACACGAAGACCCACAAACAACACTCGGAATTTACACACATTTTACTAATCAAATCCGAAAAAATAATCGTGAAAAGGTTTTGAAAATAGGATAAAAAAGAAGAAAAAGCCGCCCTTTCCAATCGGAGAGAGCGGCGTTTTTTTATTGCCAGTGACTTGTCAGCAAATTGTCAGCAGAATTTTTATTTGTCAGCAAATTGTCAGCAGGGCACTTTTTCGAGAAAATTAAAACCGCCCCAAATAGCCACAAACGGCTATACAGAGCGGTTTTTCAATGGTCGGAGTGACGGGACTCGAACCCATGGCCTCTTGGTCCCGAAACAAAGCTAACAGGCGTAGAGTGTTGTCGGTTTATGTCGGCAAAACGTTGATACAGAGCCATTTATAGCACTTTTGATTGTCGGTTTCTGTCGGCTAAAATCGAAAGCTTATTTGTCAGCAAATTGTCAGCAGATTACCGTAAAAGTAAGATATAAATAAAAAACCGCCCCTCATTTAATGAAGAGCGGTTTTTGTTATTTTCTGTATTCAGCTTGAAGTAATTTTATATGATTTGCCTTGTCGATATGTCGCTCGTGAAGATAGTTATATACTGCGAGCATAGATGCAGGCGGCTCACCTGCCGTTCTGCGGTGCTCTGCAATAACATCAACCACTTCTGCGTGGAGAATATCAACGTGTCGCATTTCATCGTTGGATATATCAAATAGTGCCTTTGCGAGCTTCGGATTATCTTCTTTGTGAGCAATCGCCTCTTTGATATAAGTTTCCGCAGACTCAAGCTCTTCTTCTACCCAATCAACATATTTCTGTATTATTTTCATATTATTATTCACCTCTTATGCAAGAGTAAAGGCAATCAACATCAGATTCCGTAAATGTAAACTTGCCGAATATCGGAAGCTCAATTTCAATCTTGCCTTTTGCCTGAATTAATTTTTTTAAATCACGGTACAAGCCCTCAACATCAATATTGCCTTCTGTGTCAGCAATAGCAAATGTTTTGATGTAAGGATTGCCAAGAAGAGTTTGTTCAAGATTATTGTTGCCGATAATTCTTGATACGGCTATTCTTGCAACAACTTCCTGCCAATCGTTCATACCTGCGTATATTTCTTTATCGAGATATTTGTTGATACCGTAAAGCACTCTGTCAAATTTCATAACATTATCCTTTCTTTAAGAGAGTGAGCGGCGGTTAAGCCGCCCACCTTTGAAATGTGTTATGCACCTGCTGTCGGAGCTGTGGGAGCTGTCCAACTGTTATACATAGCCATAGGCTGAGGACATACATTGTCAGCAGGAATAACAGTTTTTGTGAGTGCCATAAGTGTTGCAATCTGACCGTTAATGCAAGAGATAACGGAAGTGTTTGTAGCATTGAAGACTCTCTGCTGACAGAGTTCTGCTTCAACTGCACCGAATTTGCCGTCTACATATTTGTAGAGGTCGAGAATCTTGCTGTCGGTATAGATGTTGCTGTCACGGAGCTTTACTTCGGTTTCAAGCTCTGCGATTCTTGCACTCTGAGCAGCTTCATAGCGGTTTACATAATGGTCTTCGTTGCAACCGCAGTTTGCGTTGTTGCCAAAAAGATTAAAACCGCCATTGCCTGCCATAAGACCGAGTGCAGTGCCTGCGATGCCGAGGCCGAGACCTGCACCTGCGACACCCTTTGATGCGAATTTGTTTTCGTGTTCCATAATTACACCTCTTTTTGTAAGATTTTTTGTAAGCTGTGCACTTCTTACAGTTAAAAGTGTAAAGAAAAAACGGTCTGTTTACGATGAACAAAAAGGGCATCTTTAGTGCATATTTAGTGCACTTTCAGGCAAATAAAAAAAGGGGGCTACAGCCGTTAAGCCATAGCCCCATAGTTGAGTATTATTTAATTTGTTTTGCAAGGATTTCTGTACCTTTTTTTACAATTACTTTAATTCTGCGAACAGACATATCAAATTCCTCAGCGACTCTCTCGTGAGTGATACCGTCAAGAAGTTTACGCTTCAGAATCTTTCGGTCACGCTCACTGAAAATCCATTCGTCAATGATATGCTCCCATTCGCTTCTCGATTTACTTAATAGGTCTTGCTCCATATAATAGCTCCTATCGTTATAAGGTTACTGACTATCGCAATGACGGTCAGTATTCGTTCTTTGCGTTTGTGCTTTGCTTTAGCTACTTCATAAGCTATAAGCGGAACGGATGCCATATTATTAACCTTATCGCTCTGTGTATTATACATTGCTATCTCCTCTTAATAATATAAAGTAATACTTATTCGGGTTTATCGTATTTCATAGCTCTGTCGCTGTCACCGATACCCTTTGTTGTCGGGTCAACGGTAATGCCAAGCTGTGCGAGTAACGATACTGCCATAATGAACAGGTTCTGCACAGATTCCTCAGTTATTGACGGTACAACTCCTGCGAGTGCAAGCACCGAGTATACAAAGGAAATCACAACGGGAATTGTTGCAATCCAAAATGCAGGCTGTTTGAGTCTTACTTTCCAGTTAATTTTCATTTAAAATCTCCTTTCAATTATTTGTGATACTGTTCAAGGTCATCGATTCTGTGATTGATGACCTTGATTTTTTCTTCTTGTACCTCTTCGGCACGCTCGAGTCTGTATACTCGGTCGATAACCTGGTTGTGCTTCTCAACCTTTTTTTCGAGTTGCTCAATGCGGTAGTTGGTAAGCTTTGAGCTGACAATTATTCCGCCGAAGGTACCGCCGAGAGAACCGATGAGGGCAATCAGGGCGGAGACAATCTCTGTCGGCATCACTTAACACCTCCGGAATAGGCAACAAATCCTGCTTTAGTTGTACTGCCTGCAGAGTATGTAACAAGATAACAGCCGTCAACAATCGCAACGCAGGTTGCTGTTTCTTTTGCATCAAGTGAACCTATACTGTTCTTCTTTGCTTTGCAGTCGGCAACTGTCTGATAGACCTTTTCGGGTGTACTGCCGTTTTTCCAAACCTTTGCCATAAAATCACCTTCTTTGTTGCTGAATTTCTCCCAGTTAATTACGCTGTTGGGATTTATAAGATTCTTGCCGTAGCCCCACGTTTTGGAGTTTTGTATCTCGATATGCAGATGTGCACCGTAGCTGTTGCCCGTGTTGCCCATTCTGCCGAGTATCTGACCGCTGACAATTCTGTCGCCAACCTTTACCGCAGGTTTGTCAGCCATATGTGCGTAAAGAATACTGCGGTTATCATCGGTGCGGAATACAACGTGGTTGCCGTAGCTTGTACCGCACGAATTGACACGGGTAACTGTGCCGTCAGTACAGGCAACAAGAATACGGTCACTGTCGCACACTCGGTCAACACCTGTGTGGTATCCGAGCTTCCAATTGCCTTTTTTCTTGTACTCTGTTGTCTGTCGGGATATTGCCCTGAATGGTGAACGGTAAATAAAATCACTCCTTTTTTTAAATTTCGTAATGATTGTGAATTTGAGGCATAAGCTCCTTTTGAAAGGAGCTGTCGAGCGTAGCGAGACTGAGGATTGGAAAACGGAAAAGAGATATGCAGGTCAGCTTCAGCAATCCTCCGTCACGGCTTGCGCCGTGCCACCTCCTTTGAAAAGGAGGTTTAAAAGCTCCCTTTGAAGGGGGCTATCACGAAGTGACTGAGGGTTGTTGTTCAGAGTAAAACGCTTTCAATCAGATGCATAAAGTACGCTATGTAAAGTCCGAACGTTGATAAAAAAGCGTGTATCATATTGTCACCCCAACACCGAAGCGGTCGCAGATTGCCTTGACCGCCTCGTCTTTGATTATCAGTTTCTGCTGACCGTGATTGAGTGCATCGTAAAACGTCTGCAACGCTTCTCTTGTTTCTTCCTTGCAAGCTTTGACAGCTTCATTCAATGTGTTTTTATTCACCAAATTTCACCCCCAAATCCTCAAGGGCATTGATGTAGTCAGCTTCGGTTGCTTCAGGCTTATACTCAACCTTTTCCCAACTCTGTATAATTTTGCCGTCAAATTCTGTATATGCCGGTGTAAAGTAATATCCGTCACCGCTTTCGGGCTGCTCGGTCTTTACAATAGGCAGCCAACCGAGTGCGGCATATTCTTCCTCTGAAGCGTTTATAATCTGTCTGTCACCGATATAAATAATATTCGGTGCATACTCAAAATTGCCTCTGTCAAGACGAGCGTAGTTATAATTCTGTTTCATCCGTCACACCTCCTCAAGTCTGTACTTAAAGTCAAAGCTCCATATAGCACTACCGACGGTAGAGCCGAAAACAGCACCGCTGAATCCTGTTGCCGCAGTCATCTCAATTTCAATTTTTGTGCCTAAGACAATGTCTTTGATGTTGAGTGTTTGTGAATATTGGTTTTCTCTTGTGCCTATAGCAACGGTAAGGTTATCTGTTGTGCTGTCTGTTGCAGTATTGTTATTCACTTTGACAACTTCAAGCACTAACCTGTAGCACTTTGTACGGTCTAAAAAATCGAGTGTAGTTGAGTTTGCACTGAATGCCGCAGATGTGTTTTGACCGAACTTATTCTCTCTGCCTATAAGCTGTAAATAACCTTGAGCAGGACCTGCATAACCGCCACTGTAGTGCTCAAGTCTTACTATGTTTTCAAGCCAGGTTGCTCGCTGATTATAAACCGAAAAGCTGCGTTTGTATTCATCAGGTATCTCAATCCCGTTGTCAGCTTCAGCAAGCATCTGCATCATCATTCTTCTCCTGCTCATTCGTTCACCTCTACCGCACACCAAAGACCGATGTTGTCAACTATGCTTATTTCATATCGCTTGTTTGCTTCAATCGTCAGCTCGTTTACCCACTGTACACTTGCAGGAAGTGTCAGCACTGTAGGTGTCGCACCTGAAATGAATGTAAAGCTATATTCGTATCGATATATTGAAAAAGCATCGTGTATTTCAGCAAAGTCAAGTGTAAGGCTTTCAACTTCACCGAAGTTGTAATAAATAGTAGGCTCAAGCGATACAACAGTGTGTTCAGTTTCTGTCCATTGTTGTTTAACTGCCATTTCACCGAGTGTGGTGTTAAAGATTATACGTTCATCAAAAGCGTTATTGTTCTCGTCCCACTCTTCACGGGTTACAAAATCACCGCTGACAGATGTGCTTTCAGCCGATATAAGCGGATACCAACCGTCTCTGTAAGCCATTAGCCTCAACGGAGCATAGAATAAATCACCGATAATGTTTTCAGCTGTTATTTCCGTACTGTCGAAAACGGGTAGTTCAAAACTTGTGAGCGGAGCAGCCATTGCCTCGTATTTTCCGTTGATACTATGGTAACTCGCCGACGTGTAAAATATACCGTTGAGAAAGTACATGCTCCATTCTTCATTTCCTTTTTGGAGAAAAAGCGTTATACCGAAATCTGACATATCATCAGTAAAATCAACGTATACACCTATAAAAGCAGATTCACTGTCACCGCTTTTGAGTACAGCCTCATAGAACGATTCCGTGTTGACAGCTTGTGTCAGCTTCTGCAGGTCAAACGCAATTCTTTTTCCGCTGTCTCTTGGGGTAATCACGTTAGCAGGCGAATAAAGACAGATATCTCCGTCATCTGATGTTTCGGGCAACTCGTGATATACGGGCACACCGTCAACGTCCAGTGTCAGCGTTTCACCGTCCTGTACTATTTCACAGCATTTGCCGCCTTTGATAGTTACCGTATTGTATCCGTTGATTTTAGCCGCTTCGCCCTTATCACCTTTGTCGCCTTTATCACCTTTATCTCCCTTTTCACCTTTTTCGCCTTTTTCTCCGTCTTTGCCATTGAATTCGCCACGATTGAATCTTTCAACAATATCATTGATTTTTGCAAAGAGATTTGAGAGCACGCTTTCAATAGCGTTGACAATTCGTGTGCCGAACTTCGGAGATTTCGCAAAGTAAACATCAACTGCAGCACTGCGGTAAATGCTGATTACTTTGTCACCCTCACGCTTGACAGCTTGCAGAGTGTAATTGCCCTGACCTGCTTGTGTCATTCCTATCGGAATATCAAACACAATGGTACGCTCATCGGAAACTGTAAGAGGCTCACTTACAACTCCCTCGTCGGTAGAATTGACACACTCAACTTGGTACTCCCAATCAGCATCCCAACTGTCAGGCAGGGAGAAAATAAGCCGAGAAGCGTTATGCTCCCCGGCTATGCCTGCTTTGTTGATAATACTCGGTGTTGTGTGTGCCGTAAGTTCTCCGTTTTCAACAACGTCTGTTATCTGAATGAAAAACTCACGCATTTTTACATCACTCCTTTATTTATTGTTACGAGCTTTTATAATTGCTTCTTGTGCTTCTGCTTCTGCTTTGTCTGTTGCTTGTTTCATTACCTCGTCAAACAACATTTTGCGGAATTCTTTGTCTGATGCAGCTGTAACACCAACAGCTTTGCCCTTATCGTCAAACTGAATATAACCCTTCGCAGAGCTTGTGGGAGCCCAACCGTAACGATTGGTAGCTGTCGCAATATTACCACGGAATGTGCGTTTTTCGGTTGTTCTTCCGCTTTTAAGAGAGCTTTTGATTTTTGTATAGTTGTACTCAACCTCAACGTTTTTACCACGCACAAGGTATTTTTCAACCGCTTCTTTGCGAGCTCTACCGATAATGCTTGCATACTTTTCGTATTCCTCTGCGGTGAGGTTAATCTGCGTCTTGTTCGGCAGAGTGAAATAGTTATCGGGCTTTTCGGGTATAATGTCGGTATAAGGAATGTCGTTGTCGTCTGCAAACTCATGAAGTGCAAGTGTTGCTTTATCTTTGGTCTCTTCTTCGTAATAGCCGGGGCTGATAAAGTTTTCGATAAACCTTTCGTAAATATTACCGCTTTTAATGGGCTGACCCCACATATCAAGCTTTGCAGGTGTTTTGCCTATTGTCCAAGGTGTCTTCTTTTGAAGGCCAACCATAAGGTCTTGAAGTATACCTTCTTCTTTGCCCTTTTCGGTAAAATATCCACGCTGTGTATCGTCTGCCGTACGAGCAACTGCACCAAGCACTGACGGCATAAACTGATTTATCCAATTTTCCGTACAATAATTAAGTACAGCTATGGCACTTGCACCCTCATCGTCATTAAATCTCGTTTCTCTTGACACAGCTTCAAAAGCACCGTCAACACCGCTCAACATTGTTTGTGCGAACATCGGCTCTGCAATACCTTGCAAAATGTCAAAAAACAACTCTCCTGCTTTGACTTCGTCACCCTCTGTCATATTCGCAATAGTTTCGTACACTTTACCGCCCATAAACAACGGAAGTGCGGCAGGAGTAAGGAATTCAATAGAATAGCTTGAGTCTCCGAAGTCTATAGCGTATTCCTGACCGTTGAGAAGTTTTCTCTCAGCTTCGTCTTCTTCGTCGTCATCGCCCACGCTGAGTACTCCGAGAGAAGAAAGAAGTGCACCGAGAGCAAATATGCTCGTACCCGTCAAACCTTTTGCCAGATTATTAATGTATGCGTTGCGGTCAATATTGCCTTTCGCAAGCTTGTATCTGTCAACAAAAGCCGCTTTTCCAAGTCCGATAGGGCTGTATTCAACACCTCTTTTTACGATATTTGCAGGTGTTTTAACAAAAGGAATAAAACCGTCAACCAATACAGCACCGATTTTGTCTTGAATTCTGTTGCCTTGTCGAAGTTTATTGATTTTATCTGCAAGTGCGTTATCATCACGGAATGTAGACTCATCGCCCTCTTTGGCGGCCTGCTGACAAAATCTATCATAAAGCTGTGTGTATTTATCTTTTGTTGCATTGTCAAGGTGGTCGGTATTCTGACGAAGAGCAACCGCAACAAAATCATCAGTATTTGCGATTTCGCCACTATTCAAAGCCGCTGTAATAGATTGTGAAAGCACGCTTTTTGCTCGGATAATCTTGTAAGGAGTATCGTCGAGCATTTTTTGATTGATTTGCGATGCTTTCCCAAGAGCTTCGCCCACAAAAGGTATTTTTATATGTGTAAAAGGTATGTTTATATCTGTTAACGAAGTCTCTCGTACAGTTCTGTTATTAAGTATCAGTCCAAGCATGGGCGATTTGTCGGCAAGTTTTTGTTCCGCTTTATTAAGAGGCATCTTTTCCTCTTCAAACTCGCTCAATCTACCCGTATACTTATCTTGCTTGCTAAAAAGTCTTGTAATAGTTCCGTCTTCTATCATCAACCTTTTAGCTGCATTTCGTGCTTCTTTTGTTGTAATAACAGCATTTGTCTGCACAGAACTATCTTTGTACTTTCTTGCAACAGGAAGCTTTGAAACACCTGCGGCAACAACATCTTTAATGCGTGAAGCACCCATCATAGCAACGTTACCGACGGTATTTCTGATTGACGTTTTCGGATTTGAAAGCATTGCAAGATACCGCCAAGCATTGAACTTATCAAACCAACTTGCGTGCATTTGCTCCATTACATATTTTTCAATATCTTTGCTTGCTTTCTCAATCGCTTTCTGACCTTTTGCTTTTCTTAATTTTTCCTGAAGGTCAGCAGGAATTTCAATCGGTGGATATTTCGCCTTTTTCTTATCGATAATAAACTCATATACACCTTTAGGTTTTTTCTTATCTTTTGTTTCAAACTGACCGTTTTCGTCAACAACCGCATTTGTTTCAATGTCTTCTTGAGATTGTCGAGATTCTTTTTGATTGATTCTATCAACTTTTTTCTGTATTGCCTTAAGCTTTTGTGCTCCTGAAAATTGGCTTATAAGTTTGAAAGAGTTCAATATCTGACCTGCTCCTGTGCCGATTTCTGCGACAATCGAAGTGTAATCAACATAAGCATCATCTGTCAGCACTTCACCAAGCAAAGGATTAAGAGCACAAGCTTGCATAATATCCGTCGGAGTAAGTCTGTGATTTTTGTTTGTGAGTAAATCTTTCAAACGACCATACTCGTTGATTACTTTTTCCGTTACATTCTCCGATGATTTGATGTTATCAAGATATTGTTTTGCTTCTTTGCCGATTCGCATTACATCGTAATCGTACTTTCCGTTAACGATATCTTTTGCATATCGTGCAGAAAGTTCAGGGTTACTGATAATCGGTTTTGTGCCGTAGAAGCTTGCAATAGCACCTCTTATCCTTGTTTTGCCGTCGGTAGACTGCGGTACACCGTTTTTGATTTCACCGTACTTCTCAACCAACTGCGAAAGCTTATTGAGATATGTATTCTCATCAAGCGTTTTATCACCAAGCAAGGTTTCAACATCTTCACGCAGATTCGCAAAAGCTTCATCACTCTCAAAATAAGGCTTGAAGTATCTGTTGTTACGATAATCTTCAATAAAGCCCATAATTGCCTTTACTTGGTCGCCCGGATGAGTAACAGCTTCAGCATTAAATACCATTGGATAATCTTTCGCAAGGTCTTGGAAAATACTGTCTACACGTGTGCCCTCTCCCTTTGTAAGTGTTACATAGGGGAAAAGCCTCTTTTTTACATAAGAAAAAGCATCGCCAAGGTCACTGATATCAGCCTCGGAAATGCTTATTGTCATACCGTTCAAGCGGTCAATTATAGGTTTGTGTTCTGCAACAAAATCTTCGTTTACAGCTTCTGTGTTTTCGGCAAGCATCATTGCAATAAGCTCGGCATCTCTGCCGTTGGTGTTGCCGTTTTGTCTGTCCTCAAGCGTTTGTGCGATTGTGTATGCAAGCTCGTTTGTGTCTGCTTTGCTTCCTGCTTTCTGCTTGAGTGTACGTGCGGCTTTTACAATGTTGTTTGCTGTTGCATCGGTGTAGCCGAAATTCTCTGTAATACGCTGTGCTGTTTCGGGTTGTTTTGCGGAGTAACTTTTATTGTTGACATTTTCAGCAAAATCGGATATACTATCAGTAGAATCAGCATTGGAATCGCCGACCGGCAATTGGAGCCCAGTACGCTTTTCCCATTCGCTGATTCTTTTTTTATCTGCTTCTCTGTAAATGATATTTGAAGAGTTTAAAAATGTTTGTGCATTGTCTTTTCCGTATGAGCTAACAACTTTAAACTCATCGAGCACAAATCCTTGCCTATCTTTAGGTGATAACTCAAGCACTGCCAATACAGGTTTTCCGTCTGAAACAACTTCGCCAAACATTGTTAAACGACTTTCTTTTTGCTTGGATTTCATTATTACAATGGGATTTTCAAGAATTTTAGGTACACTCTTCAATATTTCTGTGTTCATCTCCGGGTGTTCTCTCATAATTGTTATTATTTTCTTGGAATCCCACGTAATAGGCTTGTCTGCTAAGCCTACACTTTTAAGTGCTTTTGAAGTTCTTCCGATATCGAAAATCTTTCTCGGGTCTTTCGCACCATTTTTCACCCATAAATCAAACTCACTCGAAAAGCTTGGGCTTAACATAAATTTTTTTCCTGTACCGTTCGCCTTATTCATCGCCGCTTTTTCAGCTTGGAGCATAAGAGCGTAGGTTTTTTGCTGTGCAGCTTTTGTGCCGAGTACGGTTGTCTGCTCACTTGTCTTGATTACGTCGCGGTAAAACCATTGTTTCAGCCTTGTAAACAAGCTCTGATTCTGTGTTGCAAGCACCTCAATAGCCTTATAATTAGTAAACAGCTCGTTTGCGATTGTATCAGCGTAAATTTCAAATTCAGCTTGGCTCTTGGTTAAAGTTTTGCCGAGTGAACTCTGATAATCGTTTATCTTTTGCTGTACAAGCTCATCCCAACTATTGTTAGCCTTTGCAAGCTGTGATTTGATATACTGCGAATTATATCGCAAGTGAGTTGTGAGATAATGATATTCATTTGTACCCTCAAGCGTATGTGCAAATTCGTGACCGAAAAGCGTAAGCTCTTTCATTGAAGATGTTTTAGATAAAACTATTTCGCCTGTATCGGGGTCAAAAAAGCCGTTAGCGTTAGATATATCATCAACAAACTTTACTTTTCTGCCGAAAAATCTTTGTCCGATATCAATTATCCTTTGCTGTGCCTGTTCGTCAATCGTTATCTTGCGGTCAAGTCTGCCATTCGGATTAATAAGTGCATCAACAGAAGAGTTGCCGCTTGTGTAAGGCTCTACCTTTTCGGCAAGCCCTGCAGTTTCTTCTGCGTTATACTCTTCTTTAAGTTCCTCATTTACCGCTTCAAAGTCAGTATCGTCGTCAAAATTAATCCATTCAACACCGTTTTCGTCAACAGTAGTGCTCACGCTATCCGTATCGGTTGAAATTGCTTGATTTTCAGCGTTTTGCGGTGTGGTTGGTACAGTTTGTGGTGTTGTTTCAACTTCTGTTTCTGACGGCAAATTCAGCTCATTTTGAACATCTGTTGTAGGTGGTTGTATATCGGTTTCAGGTGTCTTGAGCTTCTTGTTAAGCTGTCTCTCGACAACGGAGCTACTATATTCAGGTAACGATGTAGCGGCAGAAATGATACCGCCTGCAAGACCGCTGACAATAAAGGTTTCGGATAGCTCTGAAATTCTTTCAATTACAGCACTTGCCACAGCTTCCTCTTCAGTCATACCGTCTTGCATAAGCTGTTTTGCTCTTTCGGTTATAATTCCGTCTTTACCGTAACAAGCGTTGGTGATTGATGTAGCTATATCTGTCAAAACCTCTTCTGAAGTTTCTTCAGCACCCTCTGACATAAAATTCATCAGAAGGTTTCTAACATAAGAGTTAAATGTAGTTGCAGAAGTTGACTTGAATATTTTATCGTAACCCAATGCAGAAGAAGCTGTAACGATAGTTGTGGTTAAAGCGGCATTAACCGAAGCGTGTTCGGGCGAATAACCTTTTTGAACCGACTCCCTTGCGGATTCGCCTGCGGCTTGTGAAGCCATAAGATAAGAATATCCGATAACCGACGAACTACCCATAACAGAAGCCGCCGCCTGAGTGATTATCATATCACCTATGGTGGTGCCGAGATTATATACCTTTTTCTGATTTTCAGTAAGGTAGGAGCTTACTGTGTTTCTCGCCGTTTCTGTTGCAACCGAAGGAAGAAAAGCTAAAGAGTTTTCGTCTGTTCCTCTGACACGGTCTACGTAAGGATTTGAAACCGCAAAGCTTCCTGCACCTTTACCGAGGTTTGTTACAAAGCTCGCTCCGGTAGCTAATGCAGCTGATGCAGGGTTTTTACTTGCAAATTCACTCACCTTATCTGAAACCATTTCGGTTGTTTCTTTCGATATGTACCTTTTGTAAATATCAAACAGCTCAATAGGGTCAGTATAGCCAAGCCAACGAAGTTGTTTCACTTCATCATACTTTTCGTTTGCAAAGTCTTCAGCACTTAAATCAGGGTGTTTTAAGGTCAGTTGCTTAAGAATCTCTACCGCTTCTTTATCTTTAAGTTCGGTATACTGCTTAAGCATTTCCGTTGCATCGTAACCTTTTGCTGTTAAAGTTTTACCGTATTTTTCGGATGCTTGTGCATCTGCACGGTTAAAAAACATCGTCTCAAGCTCTTGTGACAGTTCAGGGTCATCGAGTGCACGATTAAGTTTATTAGATTCCTGAATTTGTTTTAACTCAGCTCTTTTTGTTTCAAGAAGTTCTTTTGCTTTTGTAAGTTCCTCGGAATCAGTATTTTGTATAGCAGAAGTTCTGCCGTTATTAAAAGCAGACTTCTGCGGAATGGTTACACCGGGAATACCCTTATCAATAATTGCCTGATTTCGTGCACGCTCTTCAAGCATTTTAACTTCACGCTCAAGCTGTGCTTCAGCAAGGTAACTGTCTTTAACACTCTGTTCCTGCTTGCCTGATGCAATATCGGTTTTCTTCTTTTGATATTCAGCCTCTATTGCAGGGTATTTTGTCTGCGATTTAGGAGCAACAGCAACACTCGGTGAAGAATTTATATAATTTTGAGTTTTGCGTTCCTGAGCGTTTGCATTTGCATTAAGCTGAGAATCAATAATGCTCGCATTCGGCATCATAGAAGTGAAGCGGCTTCTAAAGTCTACAGTTGAATGGGGTGTTTCTTCCTCTTTGCGTTTGGCTGATGTCTCTGCTTCACGCTGTGCGTTTTTAGTAACACTGTATTTGGAATATAGCTCGTCAGCACTTTTCTTCTTATCTTTTTCAGTGTTTCGCTTATTTTTTACGCTATGGATTTGATACAATTCATCAGCAGTCACAACTTCTCCCCCTTGTCTTATACACCTGTCGTTCTAAGCAGATAAATATAGTCTTCTTCGTCTATGTTATCGTTATCAAGCAGACTTACAAAATACTCATTGATATCCTTATCACTCTTTTGGTACATTTTCTTACTCACTACCGCTGATGTTGCAAGCTGCTTTACATATTCACTTGGCTCATAATCAGCTAATTCGTTATAATGAATCTCGGGGTCAGCTTGATATTTATAACTGTTATCAAGTTCCACTTGTTTCTGATAGTAATTCCAATCCGTTGCAGCTTTAGAGCTATAATTCTGTCTGTCAAGCTCTGCCTGACGGTTAAGTTTTGCCATAGCGTACTCTTGCTCAAGAGCCGCCATTTCTCTCTTAATTTCTGCTTCACGGTCATAGTTGTTATTGGCAAGTGCAAGCGAATGTTCATACTCAAGCTTTGCCATTTCCTGCTTATAGCCGTTATCAATAGCCGCCAATTCTTTATCATAGCCGTGGCTGATACTTGCCATTTCCTTATCATAGCTGTGCTGTTTCTCCATTTGTGCGAGTTGACGCTGATACTCGGAAATGTTATCGTATGCGTTCTGATATATGCTTGCAGACTGCTGAGCAATAGCACTGTCACGCTGTGCAATATACTCGTTAATCTGTGCCTGAAGCTCACGTCTTGCGGCATCTTGTGCGGAATTAACTTCGGCAAGTCCTCTCTGTCTTTCGCTCTCAAGTGCAAGCTGTGCGGTAAGGTTTGTGCCGCTACGGGTCAGACCAAGATTTGCCATTTGCTCCTCGTTGTTTCTGACACCTCTTTCATAGTTACTGTTTACCAAGGCTCTTTGAGGGTCATACTGTAAGGCAAGCGTTTTATCTTGATTCTGCAAATTTTGTATGCCTGCCGCATACTGTGTATTGATAGCATCGGAATACATCTTCTGTATATCTTTTGCGTTTTGTAATTCTTTTGATGCTGAATATTGATTGCTTTGTCCGCTCACCGTATTGAGCAGTGAGTTTGCAACATTTGTGATTGTTTTAAGCATTGTTATTTCACCTCACCATATATTTCCGCTGTCATATTTGCGGAGAGAAGTTTTATAGGGGTTTTGCTCTTGATTTCAAAGCCTGCACTTCGCACTCTTCGCAGATAAGGTCTTACAGCATAAGCGTTACTCTTTGTCCTCTGCTCCGATTTGATGATTGACGGTGCATTCTCCGTACCGCTATCGGTAAAGAAATACAACATAATATCACCTTGCGAATTGGTTTCGATTTCAAAAAAAGCTCTGTCGATTTTCTTAAAGCTGAATTGCCTGCCAAAATCGAAGAGCTTACTTTTATATTCAGTTTCTATTGAGGTATCCGAGTCGGTTTCCATTCCGTTGTCGGTTGACGAATTATATTCAAGCACATATCCCTGATACCTTGTGCCGTCTTTACAGATAACAACAAGATTGCCGTTTACGTTGTAAGCATATTCAACGGGATATGGGAAATTCCACTTAAACCAAGCAAGCTTTTTCTGTGCCTGCTCCGACGAAGTGTAGTTGTAAAACGGATTCATATCGTAATTCCATATATAAGCCGTTTTGCCGACAAAGATGAAATAATTGTTATCGTAATCAACGGATTTTGCCGATTGTAATTCGGCTTTGCTGTGCTTTTTAAGGTCATTTTCAATATGATGTGAAAGCTCCCTTACGTTACGCTCGCTATGGCTGTTTTCGCTGTACAGCGTGTAAACCTTACCCTCACTTGAAAGCCAAGTAAGACGATTTGCTACAAGCTGTATCGTGTCGGGACAATCACATCCGATATAAGGAGAAATCGGTGTTACAGGGAAGTAAATTAAAGCTTTATTCTGCTCATCCGTCGTATAGGTGTATTCAAGTGCATACATTTCGTGCTCTTTGAAAACAACCAAATATCCGTCTTGTTTGTTAAGTGCAGTTATCAGCTCGTCATCTCTGCCGATATACGAAAAGTTGTTTTCAAGGAAATATGTAGAGTCATTAACATTACTCCAACGAAGAACATTCTTAAACTCAGGATGTCCTGCAACAAAAAGCCTTGTACCGCCTGTATAACCGCTGTTTGTACCGCCATACCATACTTTAATAGGATTACGTGTTATAAGCTCCGCTCTGTTTTGTTCATCCCAATACTCTGTCTCGCCGTGTGAAGAATTGTGATAATATGTAACATCCATATGCTCGATATTTATGTCCGCTGTATGGAATGTCATAGGTCTGCCAACATAAATATATTCCAAATAGCCTTCATCCTGAGGCTCTTTATATGGCATAACAACATCACAAGTTGTTGACGGAAGCCAAATATCAAGACTTTCTTTAGTAATACTCGCCGTAGGATTACCGCTACAGCGTATTCTGTTGCTACCGCCAAGAGTCATTGTTTCAGGATTAACTTTTCTATCGTTTTCATCATAAAATGTGCAAGTTACTTCACCATTGCTCTTATTCCTTTTGATAATAAGCCTGTTAGCCTCTGCTTCCTTATAAGTTATCGGCTCATCATTGCCGTCATATGTGCCGTCGCCACCTTCAAACGAAGTGTCGGCATAAGTGCCTGCCGCAAGCTGAAGACCTAAAAGAGGAAGACTCCATTTTTTTGTTTTATATGAATAAAAGTTAAATTCGCCATAAATAATAGCTTCGTCAAAGTATTCTGCAGCAAGACCGGGCAAAGCAAAAGAAACCTTTTCAAAAGAATTAAAGTTACCAAAATCGCCTTTTTTATACTGTCCCCAATTAAGCATAGCCGAATGTTTTACAAAGCCTTTGTTAACGTATTCTCTTTTTGTTTCAATAATCTGCATATCCTTTAAGGATTTATTTACATTGTAAGTTGCGATAGATTTATCAGCTAAAAGGTTAAAATCCTCAAAAGTTTCTGCATAAACTGTGCCGTAATCCGTGGTAACGGTAGGATAGTAAGGCTGATGTTCTTCAGGTAAATCTTTTGTAAAGTTGTATACAGTAGCCTTGTATTTGGTTTCTTCTCCGTCAACATAGGGAGAAAAATAAACAAGGAGCATAATGTCCTTGCCGTCAATAGAAGCACAGTTTTTGAGCATCATAAAGCCGTATACTTCGGTAAAGAATGTTTGATTTGAGCCGAAATCACCAAAGCCTCTAGTATAGAAGAAATAATCACTCAATGTTCCCTCATTCAAACAGTTTTCATACAAGGGCTTTTGAAACTCAACCACTACGGTTGAAAAAGCATTAAGATTAACATCATACAGCAAAAATTTCTTATCTCCTGTCAGCATAACTCTGTATGTGTGCTGTATGCTTGTATCGTTTTTGTCATAACCGAGCTTTGCCTCAACACCAAGGTCAACAAGACCGCTTTCGGCAAGGAAATAAGCGTTATCACTACCTCTTTTGAGTGCAGGTCTTGTTTGCAAAACACCGTCTTTAAGCCACATATTTGCCATTTTAACAGCTTGGTTATCTTGTATGTCTTGCAAGACGGTAGAACTGTTTATACCGCCATTAAACGCAGGAATATTAAGCGTTGTGGTCGGATTGTTTTTAAGTGAAATGTATTGCATTATCTCACCTCATTCTTTAGGGCTGTATTTGAGCGTTACTGTCTTCTGTGCTTTTGGCACAAGCCCCATTTTCTGATTGTAATGTATTGAAAAAAGTTGCTGTTGTGTGCCGTCTCCGTCCATTTGTGCAAACCACATAGCAAGACCGTAAGGCATTACAAGGTTAATTGATGTATCGGATAAGGTCAGCTCTTCGTCAAGTGATTCAATATCTTTACGCTCAATACCCTCAATACGTGAAAGCTCGTCAATAACTGTCTGACAAATCTGAAGCTGTTTTCTGTACTGTGGAGCAAACTTCTCTTCGTCATAGTTACCAATTCTGTCAACGTAACCGAGCATTGCAAAAGCTCTATCACATGCTTCTCTTGCAGTTTTCATCGTTTCTTTTCACCTCTTAATATTCTGACACGCTTTATTTCAGCAATAATTTGTTTTTTTGTCCACTTGGGGTCAACCTCTATACCCTCATTTGCGGCAACTTTCATTGCTTCCGTCTTGTTCATCTGTGTAAGATATGTGTAATGCTTGTAAGGGTCTTCTTCAACTTTTATAGAGAAAATCTTCGGCTTTATCGCAAGAAATCCTGCTTTGCGTAATATCTCACCAACATTCTCATCATCGTGAAGAAACGTGCTCCCTTTAATAAATTTGTCTCCGTCAAGATTAAAATTCTCAAGCACTGTGTATCTTGTAAGCATAATAAAACTCCTTTCTGTGGCAACGGCTGTAAGAATCGAACTTACACTAACAGAGTCAAAGTCTGTTGCCCTACCATTAGGCTAAGCCGTCAGATAAAGCCTCGGCACACGACAAACCGAGGCTTCTTTTTTGTCGTCAGTTACGGCGAGTTGGAATTGTTCCGCTTGACAACCTTATTCAAAATTCAGACTGTGTAATCAGTCCATGCACCGTTCTTGTAAACGTAGACACCTGCAGGCTTGCCTGTTGCTGTGTCCTTGGTAAGAAGAAGATAAACCTTATCTGCATCACCTGTGCCACTAAGATTGCCGACAGTTTCAATTTCTGCACCGTCAGCAGGTACAACGTTGCCATACTTGTGAATGATATCGTTGATACCCTCGTACTCTTTCTGTGTTGCACCCTCGGAGAGCTTCTTTGCGAAGTAACCGATTGACTTGGGGTCTTCACCCTCAAAGCCGATACCCTTAAACTCCTTGGGTGTGGGGTTTGTGTAGTTGTGAATGTTGGTCTCTTCGCCTGCTGTACCGCCTACGAGTGTCCAACCACGCTGAATAAGCTCGTCTTTCTGCCACTCTGCGTTAACCGTCTTACGGCTTGCACCGTTCATAAGTGTAAATGCCATTATTTTCTACCTCCCTGATTAAGCGTGTGATACGACAATTCTGTCTGTGTTGCCTTCCTTTACGAATGCACCGTAAAGTCTGCGATAGCCCTGTGAGTAGAAATCACCCTTGGGGTTGTTAGAGGGGTCACGAAGCTGTGAGCTTTCCATAACAGTAATGCAAGCTGCAGCACTGCGGGGAAGAATAATCCAGTTAATGGGCTTTGCATCTGCTGTGGGTGCGAAACCACCGGGCTTCTGCTCTGTGTCAACACCGTTGAAGAAGTCATACTGTGTATACATTCTTGAACGAGGTGTCTTAACAATAGCTGCATCGTTGATTGTCTTAAGCTCTGTGTTGATTGTGCCCTTCTTGAAGTTACCGATATCGATAAGCTTGTTGAACTCTGTATTAGCAGAGAGAATGCCGTGGATAGACCAATTGAAGAAAACAAAAAGGTCATCGCCGTCTGCAAACTCGGAAGCCTTGTCTACATCATAGATAAGTCTCTTGAGAAGGTCTGCGGAATCAGCTGTGAATGTCTCTGTTGTTACATTGCCTGCGATTGCTCTGCTTGCGATTGTTGCAAGGTTAAAAGCATCGACTTCAGGGTCAACCTTTGTCTTTTGGAACTTTATCATAGCGACACTGAGTGTCTTGCAAGCATCCTTAATATCGTTGGTCTTAAGGTCACGCTTATCAATGTCGAACATACGACCTCTTTCCTGCTGAAGTGTGTAGGGGCGTTTTCTCATACCGATACCGCCTACAGGGTAACCACTCTGTCTTGAGTAGTCACCGAGACCGCTCATATCATACTCGGGAATAAGAACTGTGTCGGAAGAGGCAAACTCTGCCTCAAGGCTACCGTCTGTAAGGAAGCCTGTTACCATATCCTGAACGTGTGCTTCGTCAAGCTTTGCAGAAAGCTTTTCGGTAAATGACTGAATGTTTTGAGTTGTGCTCATTGATTTTTTCACTCCTTGTTATTTTTTGAAAATTTCATTGATAAGGTCATCCGCAAAAGAGCTGTTTTCTGAATTACCCTTAAGCGACGGAGTAGATGACGATTCGTTTTGTTTCTGTTTTTCAAGTACAGCCTTTTCCGTCTTAAGCTGTTCCTCGTTGTAGGTTGAGTAAAGAAAACGGAGCGGTACATCAGGGTTTTCCGCTTTAAGCGTAAGTACTTCTTTCGGAAGCTTGCCGATATCGACATCGGGATAAACCTTGCGAAATGCATCAATTTCAGCAGCGAGCTTCTGATTTTTATCAGCTTTCGTGTCACGATCAGCCTTTTCAGCTTCATACTTCTGAATCTTTGCTTCTTTCTCGATAAGCTCTTTTGCTACATCTTCGGAAATCCTCTTCTCCTGTGCCATTTCCTTTGCTTTGGTTGAAGTCATCGCATCCTCAACAGCCTTGCGATAATCCGCAATGTTGTCATAGCCGTTAGATTTTGCAAGTTCCTTAAGCCATTCAAGGTTGTCCGATACTGTGTCGTAATACATACCTTTCTGTGCAAGGATTCTTGCCTCGGCAAGCGTGACCTCTTTGCTTTCGTGGTTGAATTGAAGCGTTAACGTCGGCTCAGTTGTGGTGAGCTGTTCCTCTGTTGTTTCTTCGGGCTTTGTTTCCTCTGCCTCTTTTGCTTCGGTCTCTGTTTCCGCAGGAGATGTGGTGCTCTCCTCTGTTGTTTCTTCAACCTCGGTGTCGGTTTCTACAGTTTCGGTTGTTTCCTCAAATGCAGAATCGACGATTTCTGTTACATCAAACATTTTTCTTTTCTCCTTCTGCGGTATGGTGTCCGCTAAAATTGGATATAAAAAAACCGCCTATGGTGAGGCGGTAATTTACTCTTATGCTCCTGACATTACATTTTCAAGCATTTCAGGATGTTCTTGTACTACTGCAAGTTGTTCATCGGTAAGTCCCTCAAGCAAAGCCTGCGGATTTACCGATTGTGTTGCTTGCTCTTGCTGTGCTTGTTGAGCTTGCATCATAGCTTGTTCTTGTGCAACTTGAGCTTCACGATTAGCACGAATCTCATTGACAAGCTCTTGCTTCTTCGGAATGATACCTTCAGGTACACGCTCAAGGAACTGTACTATATCAATAGCCTGAAGCTGAAGCAGATTATCAAGAGTCGATATAACTGTACTTGTCGCCCACAATGTAGAAGGTCCAACCTCAATGTGTGCGGTAAGCATCATATCTTTATATTTGTCTGCATCAAACGGTATATAGGAAACCTTACCGCCTGATGTAACACGAAGCATACGCTTGCCGTATTTCTTCAGCACCATTTCTCCCCATATTCTCGCAACATCTTCAACAAAGTAATAATAGCGATTAAGAATCGGCTGTAACGGCTGATTTGCCGCTTCGCGTAAAGCAACAATAGCCGAAGTGTTTTCGGGTCGCACGTCACCAAGAGCAACCGCTGTCGCACCACTTATTGACTTTGTGTTATCAATAAGAGCTTGCTGTACTCTGTTCCAGTTGGGTGAAATTTGTGCAGGATTAACGTAATAAAACGCATTACGCACGTCACCGCCGTTTTCAACTGCAATAATCTGTCCCGGGTCATTCGTAATCTCTTGAGAAATAGCAGTAGCGTCGTAAATGATTTTCGGCATACCCATTGTCATTTCCGAAAGTATCTCAAGCGAAACCATACGGTTTATAGCTACCTGATTTGGAATAAGTTCGGTAACCTCTGAATGTCCGTAAATGCAGTTGTCTGTTTCATCCCATACGAACAGAGCAAACGGATATTGTGAAATGCCTGTGTCCCACGCTTCTTTGACAATACAATTTTCTACACATTGCATAGCCTTTACTGTGTCGCCCTCTCTCCAAAAACGAGTAAGAAGCGTACAATACTCTTTCTTCGAGTCATTGTCTTGATTATAGTTACCTACATCGCTGTTTTCGTTGTCTGCCTTTAAGTTCTCAATATCAGCCTTCGGACGATTATTGTTACCCATTTCTCTCTTAACATCTGCGAGAGCCTTTCTTTGTGAAATTATTATCCAAGGCTGTTTTTGAACATCGCATTCGCTCGGCTCACCAAAATACACATTAGCAATATTGAGTATTTCAACCTCAATATCACCCTTAACAGCCGTCTTGCGATTCTCATCAGCATAAAGGCCTGTTTTAAGGTGAGGATTGAAATAGCTGTAAAGCACATACGCACAGTGTACATAAGCTTTTCTTACACCCGTCTGATTGAACTTGTCCATTTTGCAACGCTCCCATATTGAGCGGAAATGTGAAGTAAGTGCCGTCGACACCGCATTATGTTCAGCTTCAAATGAAATTTCTTCCTCAAGCTCTTGCGGTTTCATAACACCTCGCATTGTTTGCGAAAGCTGCTCAATATCAGGTGTCCTCTGTGCTTCAAGATATGTCGGCACGCCGTCAAACTCATAAATCGCCGTTATAGGGTTTGAAATAATGTTTGAAACCTTAAAGTCACCGATTTGTTTAATAACATTCATAACAACCTTCGGTATGTCGCCAATATCGGCACCGTTCCACTGGTCGCCAAGCATAAAACGCTCGTTTTTCTTTGCTTGCTCATACAGACCGTTTGAGCCTATGCCGTTTTTGTAACTTCTCGCATCTTTATACTCCTGAAACACTTGTGAAGCTTCGGGAGTCTCATTTTTCTTCTTCTCTTCTTTTTCCATTCATTAATCACCGCCTTTTTTGGTCTGTGTATCGCCTGTGTAGCTAAAAAAATTGTTCATTTCTTCAGCTCTTCTCTGCATTTCACGCTCTACACGCTGTCTTTCGGCTTCGTTTATCTGTTTTTTAGGTGTGTCGGACACTTTAGGCTCATTTTTATTGCCTTTTTTATTCAACACAAGCCAAGTTGCCGCAATTATCGCTGTAAAAACAAGCATATTTGCAAAAATATTGCAGGCACACAGTATAAGAATTGCAAAATCCACTAATATCCCCCCTTAAGTCCCGATATATTCACTCGGAAACCGTTTCTTCTTACCTTTTCGTTACCTCTTTGGTCGATTAAATTTGCCGATACCCTCTTTTCAGGTACTTTTACCTTTGATGTACGCATTATTATGTAATAGCGTAAGCTATCGGGTAAGTGAGTAATATCATGAGGATTCTTCGCAACATCGTTAACACGTATTTCATCGTGCTGCAGCAGCCTCATACAATGGCTGAGCTGATTTGCTCTGCCTTTGAAAATCTTCAGTTTGCCGTTTGAGAGTCTTGTTTTAATAGCAAGCCAGCCTGCCTCACGGTTATTGTCGGCTTTAAGAAATATCAATCCGTGTTGTCTGAACATATCAATAGTGCTCAAGCCCGTATTACTCTTGCGATTCCATAAATCAGGCGGAGCATAACGACGAATCTTGCGATTTTCTATATTAAGTCCGCTTTCAATTTCGTGTATAAGGTGTGCCGCCTGCGGAATAATGACATCCTTTGCCGAATATTCTTTAATGATGTAATCAATACCGTTTTCATCTGTCGCATACCATATCGGAGCGAAGCAGTCCAAACCGTAGTCGATTGACATAGATATCTGCCAATGTTCGGGAATATCGACAATATCAGTTTCGTATTTTGCCAAATCCCATTCTGGGAAATACTGACCGACAAATGTATCCCAGTTGCCGTCACGCCATGCAGAACGCAAAGGCTCAGGCAACTTATCAAGCATTTTCATATATTCCTTGCCGTTGAAATCGTTATCGGTTGCAAGGGATTTGATAAACACGAAATCGTCAGGGTCTTCATCAGGTCTGAATTCTCTGTCAATAAAGAGGCGTTTTACCCATTCGTGACCAACTCCGCCCGGGTTGCAAGTTAAATAAATACGTTTCGGCAGATGCGTATTACCTCTAAGACAAGCACCGAGTTCATCAAAAACGTATTCCTCATGTTGTGTTGCTTCATCTAATGCAATTACGTCGTAGTTAATTCCTTGGAAGTGCTGCAAATCGGCCTTACAAGCACAATAACTGCATTTTATTGTTGAGCCATTCCAAAACTCAAAGCAATGTTGTTCACTGTCATACTTGACTTTCTTTTCAGCAATACACTCAGCAAGTATTTCTTTCATTTGATTTATGTGGTTATTAAGTAAATCACTATAGGTTTGACGGATAATAACGCACCGCAATCCGCTATGCTTACAGCACATTCCTATCAGCTTTGCTCTTAAAGCCCAAGACTTACCGCCACCACGTGCACCGCCGTAGCCGACAAACCTTGCCGTACACTTCATAAATTCAACCTGCTTAGGCTGCGGTTGTTCAAGTCGTATTGTTGCCATTCTTACTCCTTACTGCCCACCGTGACCTATAGAAGATGTCATAACAAGTGCGGTCTATTCGTCTGCCGTTCATTACTACATAAGGATTTAAAAGTAAAAAGCGACCCTGCGGCCGCTTAATGCTCTGTAATATATCCTTTTCCCTTAATCCTGCTAAAGCTCGTTCAATCGTACGCTTTGAAGCCTTACTCTTATTAACAATGTTATCAATCGTTACAGGCTTACCATTCTTATACTTAAGTACTCCGCTATCCTTTCGCAGATATTGAATAAGCATAAGAAGCACCTTACATTCTTGAGGAGAAAGCACTTCAATTACTTCAGGTAATACATTTGTATATATCTTTCCGAAAGCCTCATCTCGATTAAACTCTATCGTTTCATCAAGATATTCCGTTGAACGCTTCCTTACTATTCGGTCTCCCTCGAATATTGCTGTGCTGACCTCTCCGCTCTCAGGGTCAACGACAAGTGCTCTCATTATTCCGTTTTCCATATCGTTTCACCCTATTTTTGAAAAGTTTCCGCCAAATATGGCGGTAATTTGCCACTTTTTCCGCCAAATATGACGGTTGCTAAAAACGCTCGAAACCCTTGATACTCTAAGGCTGAAGCCTATTTTTTCTGCTTTCTGTCTCTTCTTTCTTCTATTCGTCCCAAAAGTACCGAAAAGCCCACTTCCCAAAATTTGTGCAAGGTCATCGTCAAAGTGCCCTTTTTATAAAATTTTTCGGACAATAGGGTCTATCTCTATACCGCCCCCGGGGGTACAAGGGGAACAGGGTGCTCTCTCAATTTCAATTTTACTTCCGTTGCTGAAAATAAAATAATATAACCACACCCATAAAAATAAAAAAATACAGGTGTGGCACATACAGAGCGGTAAATATAAAGAAACAGAGCAAAAGAGCCGAAAATATACAGGTTGTTATCCGACTTGCACAAAATAGATATTATATGTACAAATCAGAGGTCTTTTGCACCTTTATGCAGGTTACTTTTAATACTATGCGTAGAATATACAGAAAAGATGCAAAAAGCTGCATAAATATTCAGTCAAATAAGCCGTTGCCGTCAATCTGTAAGGTTACCGTCATATCCGCTTTTACTTCCTGACGGTCAGTATATCCGTAATTCTTCAAGTAAAAAATCGTAAGTGCATCACGGTATTTCCCCGTAAGTCCGTTGTCTATCATATAGGAATTAATTTGCTCCCCAATTCTTTTTATAACGTGGGCGAAGTCTTGTTTTTTATCATACTCACCGTCAGGCATTATTCCGTTTTTCTGTGCATAGTCAAGTATTGTCGTTCTGTCCGTGTTGCAGTAAACAGCGAACCACTCCCAAAGCGGAACGTGTTCATTTTCTTTGCACCAATCAAAAAAGGCTTCAGGCTTGCACTCTTGAATAAAATCGTCAACCGTTTCCCATTTGGGCGGTCTTCCCATTCTTGCCATATCATCACCTCGAGATAAAATAAAAAAAGACCCGCAAAAGCGAGCCTTAAATAGTTCTTTACAGCTTATATAATAGCATAAATTAACCGAAAGAAACGAAGAAAATCAAAAATATTTCAAAAACTTATTATTGCGTGCATGTATATGTCTTTGGTGAAGAAAGCAAAAATAGGCGGCGACGGAACAGCATTGCCGAATTTGTGCAGATTTCACAAACTTGAAAAAAGGTGTTGACATACGCTGATGTATGTGCTATGATGAAGCCACAACAAAACACCGCACCGCTCAAGCCTGAGAAACTTACGGTGCAGAAATTAAAGGAGACGAAAGACAATGACAAACAACATCAGAACAAAATCCGAAATCATCGAAAACATCATCAACCACTTTGACAACAACGAAGAACTGTTCAACAACTGTATCGAGGAACTTGACAGCTACAACGGTTATTTGGGCGACGACAAATACTATGACATGTATATGCTCGAAGACTTCTACGCAGGCACTAACCCGGTTGAGCTTCTTGAGCGTGCGTTCTATGGTCGTGACGATGAAAGCTGGCACACAAACGCACACGGTGAAAAAGAATACGGTTCTTTTAATCCTAATCGCAATTACTTTTATTATAACGGTTATGGTAATCTTGTTTCAGCAGATTATAAAGATTATGGTGCACACCTTGATACATACGCTGTTGAATCTATGCTTGAAAACAGATATTATATCGACAGCATCGAAAGCGATAGCGAACTTGCAGAGCTGTTCGACGAGCTCGAAACACTTCTTGAATGTGCAAATAATTAAAGTCCTCTGACGAGTCTTTGAGAATTAAGACGAAACCGCCTTCAGGCGGTCAGGACACACGAAAGGAGTTGACACAATGCAAGCCAAACGCAAAACGCATACAAGCTCGGAAGTAAAAAAGCGTTATAACGACAAAACATATACACGCTTTCAAATTAGCTTGAGGAAAGACGAAGACGCCGAACTGATTGCCTATATTGAACAAGCAAAGCAGAACGGCGAAAGCGTAACCGAAGCAATACGCAAGCTCTACAAGAAAAACAAATAAAAAAGTGTCTGCCGCTCAAGCCTGAGAAACTTACGACAGACACCCAAAGGAGCACCGAAAAACGATGCTTCTCTATATTATCACAAGAATATTAAAAAATCAAGACAATATCAAGATAATAAGGAGAATAAAAATGAAATATTACAAATTTAAACTTAAGCTCAGTGATTCTTCAGTTTATTTTAAAGAAGCCGAGGCAACAGTCAACCACGCTAAGTGCCTGTTCGATAAGCATTGTGAGACGATGGCTTCTGTTCTCGAATGGTTAAGCCGTGCGAAAATCGGCGAAACTTATTCACACACCGCTTTCACTATTACCGTTATAGATTAAGGAGTGCAGAACGATGAACAAAAATAGAATCCCTGTAAACAACAACAGATATATCCGAGTTGAAGCCGGAGCGGATTGTGTTCGCATATATAAAGAAGGGGAATCCGGTTCCCCTGCTCAGCTTGAAAATATAACCACTATCAGCGGTTGCGACTTTGTAGCTCTCTTAAACTGGTACACATACCAAAAGCAAAACGGAAACGTCAACCTAATATTTTAACTCTTACTATAATAAAAAAGCCGAGTTTAACCGCTCGGCTCTTTTTTTGCTTAAAAGCTATCTTTATTTTTAAACAAGAGGTAATCAACACCCACACGCAAAGCGTCGGCAGATTTCAGGTTGCCAAGTCTGCGTTGACACATATTCCACGGCTCACCCTTCATATAATGCCAATATAAAGCTGCTTTATAAATATTGTCAGGCAACGAATTATACCAGTTTTCGACACGTATAACACGCTCAGAAAGCTGTTTAAATGTCTCTGCGTGTTTGTGTTCAAGGTCAACCAGTTTTGCGGTAGCTTTGCCGAGCTTGTCCTTGTCCCAAGACCGAGCACCGGGCATACCGCTCAGAGCTGTTCCGCCGTAAACAATAAGCGAATGAAGTTCACGCATTCGGTCACGCTCCGCTTCAAGTTGTGCCTTAAAATGGGTGTAAAGTTTTAATTCTCTTTTGATATCGTTCAACCGTTATTCACCTCTTAAGCGATAATCTTTCTTTGCGTCGTGGTCAATACTGTATTTATAAGCTCCGCACTTCTCGCTTATTCGCCCCGTTATACCTCGTGCAACTGAATAAAGCTCGTCCAAAGTCTTCTCACTTGAAATAATCGTGCGTAAATTCTTGTTGTAGCGATATTTTAATATCTCGGCGGCAAGTTTAAGCTCTGCGTCTTTCGGCTTCTCTTGGCACAAAAAATCGTCAATATAAAGCACTTCGGCATTGCGTATCGTTTCAACCATTCGCTCACGCTCGTCTGCAGTGCTAATACTCGTATGCAGCATAATCTCTGTATAGACGTCGTCCCACACGAAATAACGCACGGTTTTTCCGCTTTTAAGTATTTTCATTGCCGCCGCTACGCACAAGTGACTTTTGCCGCTTCCGCACTGACCGCCCATAAACAACCACGCTGTAGTATCTGTCGTAGCGTATCGGTATGCAATATCAAGCATATCCTTTTGATACTGTCCAGAAGCGTTAAACAGTCTGAACTTATACCGTTCTGCAAGACTCTCAAGGCCGCTTGTTTTAATCTTGCTGATGAAATACCTTCGCTGCATGCATTCACATTCACGAGTCGAAAGCGTGTCGCCATCGATAAAAGAAATATAGCCTTTGTTTTTGCACTTCGGACAATCGAGCGAATAAAGCTCACCCTCAACAGCGTTCTCTGCATCGCACTGCAGCTGAAGCTTTTCTTGTGGTGTAAGGTTATCCTCTACGCCCGAAAACCGAGATATCAAGTCCGCTATCCTTTCCGTTTGTCACACCCCCTATTCCCTCATTAAGATAATTTTCAAACTTTGTCGGTGCAAACAGCGTTTCAGGTCTTAAGAATCCTGAAAACTGTGTCCCGAGCCACTGTGCACACTTCGTGTCAACAACCCTTTTGAAATCGTCAACCGTCCTGCCCTCTTTCAGCCTTGCAATAATATGTTTTCGTGTTGAAGCTGTGTCCGGGCTGAACTTCTTACCCGTTTTTTCATTCAGATAACCAACAATCTCGACTATATATATATTTAGGTTATCTTCTAGGTTATATATAAATAGTTTATTAGGTGAACTTTGTTCACCACCCCTTTGACCGTTTTGTTCACCACCCCCGTGAACTTTGTTCATCACCCCTGATGAATTTTGTTCACTATGTGATGAACTTTGTTCACCACCCCTTTTAACGTTGATTTTATACGTGCAATATTTGACACCCTCAAGCCAAATTTCTTTCTTGATTAGCAAGCCTTTATCAACAAGTGCCTGAAGGCTTTTGATGCACCAACGCTTTGAGCTGTTTGTCCAGTCTGCAAGATATTGCAAGCTTCCGGTAAACTCGCCTGCGTTATCTTGTGAAAACCCGTGTATAATTGCGAATACTAATAGCTCATTGCCTTTAAGGTTGAGTTCTGTTATCATCCACCCCTGAACAACTATGTAACTGTCAGCGTTTATTCTGCTTTCACTCATTTTGTTTCTCTCCCCTCAAAAAATCTTCACTTCTTCCGTACTCAAAGAATACCGAGCCTTTCGGCAGGTAATTCGGGCAATAATCGCCTTGCGGTCTGCCGCCCCTTAATTCGCCTGTATCGTGACAATAAAAGCACGCTGTATGCTCCCAATATGTACTCATGTTAATGTTTGCTGTCTTTTCAATAATTCTGCGATAATGACAAGTTTTACAAATCGGTTGAATTTCCCTTTTGTCTTTCTTCATCTTTCTTCACCTTATCAAGCTCAAGTAAAAATGCAACGTTGCAAGCTACGTGCCACAAATGCGGAAGTCCGCTGTCTTTATCTTTGCCGTATGGGTCTTCCATATATGAGCAATAGTGCCTTGCAAGTGCATCACGGTATCTGTCAGGCTCAACATTCTTGTAGCTGTTTACACCGTATTTTTCTGCTCCGTGTGTCATTACTGTGCCTACAGCTTTGATAAGTATAGGCGGCACAAGTGAAAGCCGAGGCTTACCGCCATCGTGTTTGAGACCGTCAACGAATTTATCAGCCATTGTCAGCACCTTCTTTCGGCGGTTCGGGTAACGGCATCCAGTGAGTTACTTCATCCCATTCGCAATAACCCCATTCGATATCATAATCATAAAAACCGCTTCGATGTTCGTTAGTGAAGGTATATTTATCGACAGAATATAAACTTTTTGCGAAGCTCAAAAGTCTTATATAATTGCCGTCATAACAAAGATAATCGCCGTTCTTTTTAGGCAACCTGTCTTCAACGCTTATCCATTCAGCCATTGTCAGCACCGCCTTTAATATTGATTTGAAATGTGACAGTGTTGCTTCTTATGTCTTGAGTTGCAAGTATCTCGATTTGATTAATCAACTTGCCAACAATTTCGTTTCTGTGTTTGCCAAGCTCGCAGCGGAATTTATGCACTAGCTTTTCAATCTCTTCGTTTGCAACTCTGCCTAATTCTTGCCGTACAGTATCGCTTATTACCGAGAGCACATCTCTATCAGTCATCTTCGCACTTCCTTTCAGCATCCATTTTCGCACCGCAGTTGGGGCAGTAAGGACTTTCGCCAAAATTCTCACAACCGCAAATCGAACATTCATAGACAATATCAACATCATCTTCGCACCAATTAAGCGGTATTTGTTTTTCTATCCACTCACCGTGCACAACCTCAACCACATCGGCAATCGGTGCTGCCTTAATCCTATCTGTAATCTTGTTCGCACCTCTTATTTCAAGTGACGGTTGTCCTTCTTTTACTGTAAAAACAACGCTTTCCGAAATATCTTTTAACAACGCTTCACGCTCTATGTATTCAGCCATTGTTTTCACTCCTTTTCATTGTTTCCACTTAAAGGGCAAAGAAAAAAACTGAAATCTTCGTCGCAAGCGTCACAGGATATTTTTAATTTATTGCAATGACAACGCAAATCATCAATGCTCATATCCCAAGTGTCAAAGTGAGGGCAATTTTTACCCCAACAATCTTTTGGAAATCTATCAGCCATTGTCAGCCCTCCTGTTCCAATTTTCGACAACAGTTTCAGCTTTTCGCTTCGGTTGAGTAGTAATTAAACACATTTTACAATGCACATAATAAGTTCCACCACTTGGATAAAATCCTGTTTTATATTCTCGCTTTATCAATTTTGCTTCACTCCCACAAAACGGACACGGAAGTAATTCATTCGGCATTGTTGTCACTCCTTTTTATTTCAAAATTGGGGCAATGGTAAGGCTCTACAAAGTGCTTTATGATTGGTGTCTGCAACCATAATTCATTAAGTGCCTGCCCCAAGTGACATACGTTACAAGATATCAACTTATCTTTGTACTCTTCGTATATGCATTCCATTTGAAACGGAGCAATATCACACATCAACCCTCACCCAACCTTTATACAACTTTGTTCTGATTCGGGAACTTCGTTGCCCCAACAATCCCAACCGTCACGATGATTTCTTGCATACATTTCTAATTTGTATCTGTGAGGATATAATCGTTCAATTATCTCGTATGCAATTTGTGGCTTTTGGCTATGCTTTTTTACTTGCTCTGTGAAAACACTATGAATTTTTCCTCTTTCTTCCGTTGCAACAGGAAGTAATCTACCCTTATACATATACAACAAATATTCGTGTCCATATCTTATGGTAAAAGCCGCAGGAATCCCTGTAACCTTATTCCAAATCATTCTTGCGTGAAGTTTATATCCGAGTTCTTCTGCAATTTTTTGAGCCTCAAACAAATATTTGTCAATCGTCCATAAAAACAAAACACTATTTTCTGTTGTTAAGCTTGTCGCTTGTTGCAAGTGTTCTTTGATTTCTTCAAGGCTTATTGTTTGATAATCAAGTGGTTTACCACTGCTATTTTTTCTAACACGTTTCTTGCCGCCCTTGTTCTGTTTCCAAGGTGGGTCAGCATAAATAATGCTGTATTTTGTGTCGGTGTTAAAAATATCAACTTTCACTCCGCATCACCTGCCATTTCTTTTACAAGGTTGTCTATTTCTCGTTGAATACCATTAGCACTACCAAATTCACGAGTGTTCTCTTTCAACCTCTCCGCAAATTCTTTGATTGCTTCGGCTTTTGCGGTTTCAAGGTGACTTTCAACGTTATTCCGCTGTTCAACCATATCGCCGTACTCATATTCTTTTGCTTCAACTTCGGCTGTCAACTTCTCAATCTCTGCGTTTAATCTGTTGATATGTTCGCCGTTTTCTATATACCAACTCTCTTTTGCTTTTAAAGCCGTATATGATGAAAAATCACCATCCAAGATTGTTTTTCTTAATTCTTCAATCTCTGCCTGTTGGCGGTTGATGAGGGAAATAGTGTTTTTTGGTAACTTGCCACAATCGGGAGTTCCAATAAATGGGCATTCCTTGCAAGCTGTGTCATGGATATAACAACATTTCAAAGCCTTTTTAATCTTTGCATTTGTCACTTTCACGCCCTCACTTTCTTAATCAGCTTTCCGTGCTTTGCTTCTTCAACTCTTAACTCCTGCTTTGAAAAGCCTTTTACACAGCATCTGTAACCGTCTTCAAAATAAAACCAATAAAACACAATTATCCCTCCTCAAATTCTGCTTCGCAGTGTTTGCAATAACCGGGCAATTCTTCACCCTGCTCAACTTCAATTTCGCTGTTACATACAGGGCAAGCATAAATTGTTTTGCTTTTTTTAATCCATTCCATTGTTTTGCTCCCTTCAAAACCATTTCATTTGAACATCTCCGTCAAGCCACGCCCAACGGAAATTAGGGTCATCAGGTAATATAAAGCCTTCATCCTCAAGCTGAAAACGACGGCCAAAATCGTGTACGGTGTGTCCGTCTGCTTTGAATGATACAGGGCTGTCATTATCCCACTTGAGCAATAATGCCCACAAATCGGGGTAATTTTTTCGCAACAAACGGAGCTGACCGACAGATTGATTGTGGCAAAACCAACATCCACCTCGAGCAGAATCGGTGTATATAGGCGAAAGCAGGTCGTTATATTGACACCACAGACCGCAGTAATCTTCTTCCCAACCGATTTCAACAAGCGGCAAGATAACATTCGGACGGTTGATGTGCCTTGCTATGCGTAAAGGCTCGTCTGATGCAATTCCGAGGTATTGCACCACCTGCGGCGATGCCGTCTCTCTCTCTCTACTTGAACGGTCTGTGAACAAGCTTGTTTCTTGAGTACCTTGCACCACTCCGACCTCTTGTGAGGAAATCCGTAAATCTTTGGTGTTTTCACACATTGTTGATAAAACATATCTTCGTATGTCAACACCGCCATTTTCGTACTTGAGCTTCTTGCACCAAGAGGCGATAGTTTGAGGGAATCCTTTGATTGTTCCTGTATACTTTCCTTTTGATAATTTGTGATAGAACATTGATTCGTATGTTTGCTTGTCTCCACCCTCCCCTTGCGTTTTTAACGCACAAATATGCTCTACCTCAATACCATAGCGTTGCTTGATGATTTTATCTGCGTGTTTCTTAAATTCAACCATAGGCGGAAGATCCGCAGGGATTGTATCTGTTGCCCATACTTCAGCGTGAACAATTCGGTCAAGCGGTAAACCTAAATGCTTTATTGCACCGAGGCAGGCTAAACTATCTTTGCCGTAGCTCAACGATAAAACATACTCAGGCGGCATCTCTTAACTCCCTTTCAATTTCCTCAATGCACACATTAGCCGAACAATAACCGTCTTTGTATCGCTCGATAATATCAAGCACACGCTTTGAGTCAACAGGGTTGAATTTAATGTTATTAAACACAAACTCAATGCCGAGTTCGTCTTTGATTACATCGTGCATATCTTTCCAACTAACTCGATGCTCGCATATCTCGGTCATAAGCTTGTAAGCCTTTGTTGCAGTGTTTGATACCTTTTCAGTGTCATCGCCTGCATCATTCATAGCCATAGCCCAACACTGAAAAATACGCTCGGCATAAAGGTTGAAGTTGCGTTTAATGTAGTTATTAAATTCTTGTTTTTCTTCTCTGCTTGTCGGTATTCGTGCTTTCATTTTCTACCTCGATTCTTTTTACATCTGCATATTTTTCAAAATAAGCTGCAGCATCCTCTTTAATTCCGATAATATCCTCTTCAGTTTCAAGATGAATAATTACTTTGATTTTGTTAAGCATTATCAACACCTCAAAACGGCAGGTCGTCGTCATCGTCGTCGATTTCTTCAAAGTCTACTTTAGCCGCAGGCTTTGCGGTATTTGCTATCGGTGGGAAATCGTTCTGTGTGCCGCTCTCCGCTTTAGAGCCGCAGAAGCTGACGTTATCAGCAACTACCTCAACAGCTGTGCGCTTGTTGCCCTGCTTATCCTCGTAATTTCGGGTCTGAATTGAGCCCTGCAAGGCAATCATCGAGCCTTTCTTGAAATAGCGGCATACAAAATCAGCTGTCTGTCTCCATGCAACGATATCGATAAAATCTGCCTGACGCTCTTCGCCCTGCTTCTGATATGCACGGTCAACAGCGATACGAAATGATGAAACGGAAACTCCGTTTGTTGTTGTTTTGAGTTCGGGGTCTGCAACGAGACGTCCCATTAAAATTGCACAATTAAGCATTGTTATTTTCCTCACTTTCAAAATTTATAAAATCATTAAACTTCTGCAGGGCTTTCTCCTGTAGCTTTGTGGGCGGCACTTTCTTTGTTGTCACAACAAGGTGTTTATTGAAAAGGTCTGCAATAAACTGTCTGCTCTTCTTTTTGCCTTGCTCCAGTCCGTCGTAATAACCTTTACTCTGTTTATTAGCAGATACACCCTGCTTCCCCTCATCTTGTCCACCGCTCGTTTTATTACGCATCTGATAGCCTGCATTCGCATATTTCATTATGTATTTTCGCTCGGCTTCATCAAGCAAGTGCTCAGGCACCTCGAGAAAATGAACTTTATATCCGCAGGGATTGTCTTCACTGTACAATCCGTGCTTCTTGAGCGATAAGTCTATGTGCTGATATCCTCGCAAGTGCTGTGCAAGCCTTGTTAAAAGGTGCTTTGCTTGCCCTACGTAACCAAATTTAAAGCCGTTTTCCTCACGGAGCAGGAAGTATATTCCACTACGCTCCGTTACATTCGGACAAACCTTAAGAATACGCTGTTTATTTGCCTTTTCGATTGTTTTAATCTGTCGCATATCCATAGCGATTACTCCTGCTCGAGCTTCTTCTGAGCCTCTTTGTAGCACTTTACGCACATTCCGCCGCAAGCCTCGTATACTTCTTTCGGAGTATTGGTTTTGCCGTTCTTCCGCACGCTTTTAACCTCTGCTCCACATACACGACAATAATATTTTTCTCCCTGCGGTTTTGTTGTTTCAAAGGTGTACACTGCCTTTTCATTCTTATTGTGAATTACAAGACCGATTATTCTGCGGTTTTCGTCATAATTGATTGAGCCTACAGTAAATTTATCGTTTGTTGTATATTTGCCGTTTTTCTGTGTGAGCTTCACATTATCAGCCGACACCCATATAAAAGGTGCTGTATAAAGCTCTCTGCCTATACCCCAGTTGACACCTGCCCTCTTAAAGCTGTCGGAAGCAAGGCCTTTTTCCTTTTCGGTGAAGCTTTCTGTTCCAGTGTCTTCCTTGTGAATCCACTGAGATTTGCTTTCGTCCCATATAGAAATCACACAGTTAGCGTTATCTCGTGTATGGCTTCGTGTCCAGTTCATAGGGCCTACGGTCTCGTCGAGAATGTTCATATCGCATCGAGCATCTTTATAAAGCAAAAGGCTACATCCCTTTTCACTTACAGTGTTTACTCTTACCTCAATTTCATCTGCTCTTAACAACCTAAACATCAAAAATCGTCTCCTTCTTCTTCTGGTATTTTTATCAACGGGCACATATCGCCAACATATTTATTTGGAAAAGCAACAGGCTCTTTATTGAGCTGACACATTCTTTCGTTGCTTGAAAGATAAGGACAACGCTTACAGTTGATGTCAGCCACACCTTTTGCATCTACCGGGAAATTGACCGTAACAGTAGCGTAAGCACTTACATAACCGCTCACACCACTCTCAAAGTTAGCCATTCTCATTACTCCTTTCTGTTAAAAACTCAGCCCATGCGTCCTGAAGGTATGTATTCATAGCATTCTCAAGACGTGAGGGCAATTTTCTTTTCTTGTGCAAGCACTCTTTTAATTCACGCATCAGAATCTCGTTGACTTCATCAGAAGTAAACACATATTCAAGTGCTGCGTTGATTTCAAAGGTGCATTTTTCGTTTTCAAATGTTTCAATAAATTCTTCGACGGTATCAGCTTGCAGGTTGCGATGTAAGCAGTATTCGCAGACACCCTCAACAAGGTCATCCTCTGAATACCAATCACCGCAGACTTTGCACTGCACGGCTTCGTCTATGTTACCACCGCAGATGCAAGTATCGGGTAAGGTTTCATACCAATTACCGTCAAGCTCACCGTGTCGCTCCTGTATGGTCGGCTGTTCATCGTATAGCTTTCCGCAATCTAAACATACGTACATTGTTATTTTCTCCTCTGTAATTGAATCGGATAATATCCGTGCAATACAAGCTTCTCAAATCTGTATCGTTGTGAATCCTCTATAGGACACCATAAAGGCTCTTTAATCTTATTTTTGAAGCTCACGTAATACGGATGCACTTCAGGGTGATTGATGTTGATTCTGAAGCCGTATTTTTGCTGTTTCGGATGAATGTATATGCTGTTGTTTGCATACACATCGTCAAGCGTAGGCTCATAAGGTGTGTCCGTCACGCTGTGTTACCTCGTTTTCTCTCTCGGTTGAAAATTTCCAAAGCTACACGAATTGACTCTGTCTCTCTTGATTGAATCTTGGTACGAATGCTTGCAACCGCTCTTTCGCTTCGCTCAAAGTATTCTGCAAGCTTGATTGCCGACATTCCGTTTGCATCCAAGTAAATAAACTGAACAAGTTCGTCAACCGTCCAAGGCTTTCTCACCGTAGCTCGGTGCTGTGCCTTACGAACACCTGCAGGCTTGATACCATTACGCTCAAGAATATCTCTTATTTTTTCTTCTGAACAACTGTTAATCTCTGCGAGTATCTGTATCTGCTCCGCAGGTCTGCGAGCGTGTCGATACATATAACAGATATCTCGTTCTGTTTGCCATATAGCCACTGTTATTTCTCCTCATATATTTTTTCTCTTACGGTAAGGCTGTCTCTCACAGCAAGCACCTTACGGCTGTATTCGGTGCTGTGCACACCTTTATAAAACAACTTCTTTGCACTACCGATACCGCAGTTGTATATCATCAAAGCGTGCTCGATATCACCGTCATAGTTGAGAGCCTGCCTCAACAGATAAATACCACCGATAGCATTTTCGTAAGCGTTGAACAAATCCGTAACACCGAGCTTGTCACGAAGCACCGGAAGATTGACTCGGTTAATCTGCATCAGACCACAGCAATCTGTTGTTTCGTTGTACGCATTACATCTGAAAGAGCTTTCAACGCTGATTATTGCGAGAACAAGTCTGAAGTCCACACCGTATTCAGCACACATCTCGTGAATGAATATCTGAAGCTCATCGGTCAGCGGTACATCGTACATCGTTGTGCATTCAAGCACTATACATTCTGTTTCTGCCTCTGTTGCCTTTTCGGCACGCTTCTCTGTCGGTGCTTCAGCCTCAACTGTTGAAGCTAACACAAAGAGAACTAAGATAATCACTGCTGAAATGGTTGTGAAAAGAATCATATATTTGTTCATTTGGCACACTCCTTTTATCCCCACTGTTCAGCCATTGCTTTTGCAACGCCAAGCTGATTAATAATGCTGCGTTCATTTAGAATTTCTCCTTGCGAGTATTTTTCCATAAACTCCACATTCTTCTAAAGGTACTTCACGAATTACCTTAATTTTTGAAGTTCTGACCTTGCCGTCGGTATTTTCAGGCATAACAATATCGCTTATTTTGACTTCACACTCAATTATTGCAAGATTATTCCAAGCACAACCGAATCTCAAAGCCCAATCAAGGTGTGATATATGTATGCCCCAACTACACTCAATAGCAGTGTCTTTATCGCACTTTTCTGTTTTAAATTCGCCTATTTTATACTCAAAATCACTATCATAATCCGATATCAAATGCCCGTCTAAGGTCTTACGTACAGCTTTATAAAATGTAGCTTTTGTCTTGGTGTGCTTGACGCCATAAAAATCCATAAATTCATAAATATTCTTGGGCATGTAAACAATTCTCGCATTACCACTGACTTGAATTTTTCCGGTTAATAGCCTGTCAATTATTTGAGAGTTTCCCCTCGCTTCAACGGAGCTGTTTTCCAACGCTTCAACGGAGCTGTTTTCCAACGCTACAACGGAGCTGTTTCCCCTCGCTTCAACGGAGCTGTTTCCCCTCGCTTCAACGGAGCTGTTTTCCAACGCTACAAC